ATAAACGGAGTACTTGCCGCAGACTCAGACAATGAAGGCATGGCTTCCGACAACGTATAAGGATAACCCCATATCGTATTAGGCGCACCGGCTACCAACGGCCCCCACAAGTACTGGTTAGTAGTATCTTTAAGACGCTGCACGACAAAATGGATAGTAGGGTGCATTACAAAACCTGCTCCTACCATAGCCGCCCGACTTACCGCAGCAATTAAATGATTCAAGTTATCGGCAGTCAAACTAGAGAATCCTGCGGCAGTCATGACAACATTAGCAACACTAGCATTGTACATAATACCATTCCACGGATCACCAGCAGCCGTACTACCGCGCAGACCTACATAATCTTCCTCATAAGCCATTGCTTCAGCTACGAGTACAGCAATTATGTTAGCCAGTCCTAAAGCGGAATCATCTAACAACTCAGAAGTAATCGGAACCAACGCACAAAGCTTCCGAACAATTAGAACGATCTCACCAAATACAGGCTGTGATCTGGTAAGACGCGCACCGTCATTAATCCAGTATACGGAGATACCGGAAGTTAATGAAGGCATAGTTAACTGGAGACGATTCATCTTAAATACGGTAGCATTCCTACGAACAACACCGTACTGCTCAATCAACCGAACCAATACTGCGCGGAACTCATCAGGAACAGTATAACCACCTGCTGTGGGGTTGCCTTCATTCAAGGCTTTGCCATACTCATCCTTCAGATAATCCTTATCTTCACTAAACACAGCACTACAGAACTTCATAAACTTAGTAGCAGTCTCACCTTCAAAGAAACCAGACTTTGTAGGCGGTTGTGCGCCAATAATTAGGCTATTCTTAGTCTGGAGAATGTTATCCTCCATTTCATCAAGCCTCTTTGTTACTAACTCTTCAAAATTCTTATGATTGTCAGTGACATCTTTAAACTTATCAAGGTTCTCCGTGATAAGTTTTTTCATTGCTTCAAACTCTTTACTCATAATTAATACCTCCTAAACAATTTATTTATTATTTATATAAACTATTCCTCATCACCAGCAGGAACTCCATCACCGTTATCTCCGGTAACAACACCTTCAAACAACTTTTCAACTTCCGCTAAATTCTCTTCAGTGATTTCTATATTATCAAGCTCACCGTCATCACTACCACCACCATTAGAAAGATCATCATCGTCACCAATACTATTATCTCCTTTCGCAGTTATAATTTTAAATACTTTAGCGAATTGTTCATCAACTGCAACATCTCGCATATTAATCATACCGGTAAGCTCCAGAAGAGTTTTAGTAACTCTATCCAAAGCCCCAGTTAAACTTACAAAAGCCTCTTTAATTTCTGAATTGTCCTCCATTTTAGGTGTTTCTATAGTGACTTTACCATTCTCATTTAAACAATGAGCTTTAGCCTCTTCAACAGTCCAAATATCCTTATGGTAAGTAAAACCCTGTACTGTCATTTCAGACTTACCTTTCAACTTGCCCATAAGAATACCAATCTCCTTACCTTCAACTTCTCGAATTACATTACGGAAACTTCCCATTTCAAAAATAGGCCCATCAAGTACAATACAACAATGTTCTACGGGCAACCCCTCACCCTTCTCTCCAAAATGACAAGTGGTTATAGGATTACCCTCTTTAATAGTTTTAAGATTAACACCCTCTGATATTAATTTTAATTCCCACTCTTCATAGGTTTTAAAATCAGGAGGCACAATTTCAACATCTTTGTAATGACCCGCTAAATGATCATACCGCTGTTTAGAAATTTCATCGTCTGCGGCACTAAGTATTTCAACCATAGCAGCAACGACACCCTTCCAAACAGTCGCTAATTCATCGCCCTCTTCGGAAGGTACATGATGAAGTAATTTATAACCTGTAAAATTATCATCATTTCCATTCTCAATAAAGGCAAAGGCTTTAGCAAACTTACCCCAATCAACCTTATCCTTATCTCCGGAACCATCAGAAGAAGCCCATTTTCGGATTTTACTTTTAATGGAATTTTCATTCCAATCAATATCCATATCTACAGGATATGAACGGAAAGGAATATCACCCTTAAATTCAAAATCTTCCAATGCTTTAATGATACTTTTAAAACTTTCTTCCGCTTCGCCAATCACATCAGTAATAGCTTCTTCCATAACAATAGAAGGACTATCAACCTTATTTGATTTAGCAACTTTAATCATCATTTTAGCACTTTGCACTTCAAACATACTTCCTACAAGTGCTTCAGGATTAGAACCAACAGGAACTACACTGACTTCCAATAATTCCCAATCAGTAACAACTCGCCAAGGTCTTTTAGCATACTTAGTGAGATCAAGTTTAATCTTATCTCCGTTTATATGCTCAAATTCAATCTTATTAGGCGTATCATCTCTAATCCAAATGCCCTTAAGAGGAATAAAACCGATACTTAACCCACGTTGAAGTCCATTTTCATATTTCCAATGAAGTCTACGCTCCATAGCAAATGCAGGATCGCGCCCTTCCATACCGTCCGGGCCTAAAGCAAACTTAAACTTAATTTTCACAGCTTCATTAGTTTTTTCTATAGCACCGGCAGCACCAACAGCTTCAGTGTAATAATCATGTGAATACAAAATCACAGGCTCTTTGAGGAAAGTTTTATACTGACAACCAGACGGTATAACTATTTCATCGTCACGATCCATAGCAGCCGTATTAGCTGTAGCATAAAACCACTCTCCATCAAAAGCCCCCTCTTTTAACATTTGAACATTACCAACTACTTTCTTACCGTCGTCATTTTCAAATGCTTTACTTTTAATTAATTCAAACTCCATAAAAACCTCCTTATTTACAATTTATCTATTTATTAATTTGACTAACATCAACAACCTTTTTTCTTTTTGTAATAGCTATATCAAAATCAAAAGCTTTTTTCATTTTTACTGGATAAGATGTACATCTACAATTAACTACTTCTTTTACAGAACCTCTAAAATCCAAAGGGTATAAAAGATGATTAGAAAACATTAATCCAACTTGTACTACTTCTCCACCAACACCTAATGGTTTTTCTTGATGTAACTTTCTCACATTAGCGTCACCAGCATTTAACCATTTGTGGTATTCAACTCCCCTTTCTTGGAATATCGTATAACGTCCGGCATTATAAGCACCACCAGACATTGTTCTAGCCAACGAAAGCGATCTACCACTATATGTTTCATCTATAAAAACATCTAACATTGAAACAATTTCTTTTAAAGGTGTTCCTTTAATTACCTCCACTCTCATAAGATTATTAAGATCATTAATTGTGTTTGTTGCCAAACCCATTGTTAAAGCAGAATATTCCTCAATTGAATGATACATAACATCAAGCTCATCTTGTGAAAAATCAGAAATATCCGCAATCTCAAGCTGTTTAACTTCAGGAATGCGAATAATCTTTCCTACATCTTCTATATCTCTTGCAGAAGAAACACCACCAACCATAAAACCAAGTTCAATTAAAGGATATGTTTTATCTTGCCAAATATTTAACCAAACAAACTCATCAACTCCTGCTCCAGCTTGACTACCTATTGTTTTTATAGCCGCCGCTTTTAAGGACTTTAAATATTGCTTAAAGAAAGTTAACCAACGTGCATCAAGTGGTTTTAAAACATTCTCTATATAATCAGCCTCATAATCTTCTTCAAAATTTCTATTTAAGATTAAAAGCCTGTCTCCATTATTACCAACAATGATTTGCTCATACTCTTTTTCTTTCCCATCAGTCTTGTCATCGTCTTTACTGTCATCGTCTTTACTGTCATCTTTGTCATCATTAGTTGTTTGTGCATCAACATCTTCTTTATTATCGTCAACTTCAATTTCTTCCTTAATTTCTTTTACAGGAGCTTCTCCTTTTCCTAACAATCTAGGATCACCTAATATCTCCGCTACCTTATCATCGTCATACCCCATTCCAAAATAAAGACCGGCGGCTTCAGCATGTTTCTTCTCATCAAACCTTAAAGCTTCAATCATTTGCCGATCCCACTCAACTCTGCAACCCTTAAAAAATATATCAACTATATTTAAATTGATAGCAGTCTCAAAAGCTAGTAAATCTCTAAGACCTGTAGTTTCCCAAAAGATTTTTCTCTGAGCCATAGCATTTGCGTAATTAGCATACCTAAAAACACCCACCATTGAAGGCATAACCCGCAATACCGATCCTAACTCCTCAATGATTAAATGTTTACCTTGAACAAAATCAACATCTTTGCGTTCTACACTAGACAGATTTTGTATCTTGGCATTTCCTCCTAATACAATTGCTCTATGACCATGACCATGTTGAACACCGGAACTACTACGCCTTAACTGTTGATGTACTTCCTTCAACTGAGTCTCTTGCAACTTACCTTGTTGAATAATAGCAATTGGGTTCTTACCGCCTTCCTCAAACCAACTTCTATTCCAAGCCTCCTGATTAAATGCTTGTTCTACTGCCATACGAGCCGGTTGCAATTGAGATAATCCATCATAAGGAGAATAAGGATTATAAAGTTTAAACTGAATCACTTCTTTAGAAGCTAAACGATAAGTTTTTTTATGACTTCCATGATTATCAAATAAATTCCATCCTTCCAATTTAGAATATGGATCATTAGTGTCTTTTATAGCTGGTCTTATTCTTCCAGGTGGAAATATATCTATAGTCTCAGGATCAGCATTTGGAGAAGATTTTTCTAAATGCCAGTAACTAGCCCCATAAATACTACGTAGTACAATAGTAGCAGCTATCAATTCAGCCACACTATTAAATACATAAGGCATAGGAGGATTAAACAACTTAAATAAAGGATGCTCTCTTGCTTTCTCATCTTTATAAGTAAGTAGTTTTCCTTTTTCATTAAACAAATGAAGAGGTACACCGGAGATTGTATCTGCTAGTACTCCAATGTTACTATTCACCCATCCTATACGAGCGTATGACTCGCGCCAAGCATTTCTGAATGTAACAGTACCACCCTCTGCAAGCCATGATTTTAAACTAAACCCCGCCATAATTTACTCCTAATTATTGTCATCATATATATCTATATTAGCTAAATCGTCACCTTCTGTATTTTCCTCTGCTCGTTTTTTAAAATTAATTCCAGTATTAAGCGTGTGGCAATTGTTTTCATCAGCATCACTACAAGGAACCTTTTCCTTCCTATTCATAAAATAACGTACTAAATTAAAAGCTAATTCAACCACAAATCTAGCTACTCTAGTATTAAGTCCAAATTCTTTCTTTAACGTACTAACTGCTATACCAAACGCTATATTCTTTTCCTGATTAAGTTCTTTCTCATGCATACCGTCAACTTTAAACATAGCAATCATAAGAGTCCTTGAATGTACATACTCAATAACAAATGTTACAAAATCAATAAATTTAACACTCATCATAATAGCCCTGGCTATCAATAATGCCTTTTCCATATCCCTATTCCCTCCTAAAATGACGCCACGTCATCTAAGACACCGCCATCTTCAAAGAAATCTTCAATACCCAAATCTATCTCCCCTCTGAAAAAATCATCAGGAGGAGGCCAGTGACCTTTAGCCTTAAGCAATTCCTCAAACGGATTAGCTTTTGTAGATTCGATAAACTCAATCTGAATCCTTCCATAATCACACCATGCCATTTGTACAGTGTCAGCATAATCTGGACTACCACCCACCCGTTTCTTAATCTGGTCTTTAGCTTCTATTTTAATTCTACCCTTACGTGAGAATTGAACTTTAATATTACTCAACTCATCATAAAGATAGGGATTATCAATGCTAATCTGACCATCAGCAAAAGCATTCTTAACATTCCAATAAGCCTCAGCCCTCCTATTCTCAAATTGCTCATCAGGATCGTTCACCGGACTATTTGAACCTTTAAATGGTAGTACTTCATAACCATCTTCTATAAGCTCATCGGTAACACCACCACCCACCCCTAAATCATCAACTACTATTGGAATACCGGCGGGTAATTTCTTACCATTATCATACTCACGATCCAACTTAACAATTTTGTTTTTATATACTTCTTTCTTTCCTTTTGGAGCCTCCTGTAACTTTACTGTCAACCTAGCCAGTTTATTAGAATACTCTTCCGAAGCCAATAGATGATACCAACGCTTTGATAACCCTGTCACTTCTGGAATCGTATTTTCTTGCAGTACTTGTAAAACATCAAACCTTCCAGATATGTATCTAACGCCAAGTACCGTTCTATCGTCACCCTCTCTAGCAACATCAACAGATAAACAATGAACATCATTTTTAGGTAATTCTTTTTCCATTGCTAGATCAAGATGTGATAACGGTATTAAAGCATCGGCAGTACTTGATGGGAATTCAGCTAAAACTTTAGCTTTATAAACCATCCCATCAGGCCCATGCCAATCCCTGTGAGCTTCCTTAACCCATTTGGGAGATACCAATTCAGGATAGATAATCTTCTTATGTCTTAGGTTAGGAGTATCAAGACATGAAATTGTAATTTTATGATAGTCTGATGTTTGTTTAAAACAGTCCGCAAAATAAGATTTAGGATCAGTAGGATTACCAATTAAAAGGACATAACTATTTTCAGAAGTCAAGATGCCTTTAGCAGCTTCAAATATCTTCCTATCAACACCACAAGCCTCATCAACAATAAAGAATATATTTTCAGCATGAAAACCTTGAAAGTGCTGAGTATCTTTTCCACTTTGTTCTGCCCTTGTAGCAAAACCTTGCATGTACCATTTCGGCCCGAACTCTAAAGATGTTTGTGTGAGTTTTCCTCCTAAAGTGGAACCTTCACCAAACATATTGTGTAAATGTGCAGCCGCATTACCATAAGCTCTGTGTATCTCCCCCCACAACAACTTTTGCACCTGTCTATGTGTAGGAGCAGTTGTAATACCCAACGCTTGATTAACACAACACAAAGTTAAAGCAGCTATAGCGGCTATATAAGTTTTACCGACACCATGACCACTCTTTACTACAACCTTTTTATGTTTAAATAAAGCTTCTAATATCTCAACCTGTTTTGACCATAATGGAAATGAAACACCATCCCAATTTTTAGGAGGCTTATCATCAGGCCATGGAGTTACATTTATACCTAACCAGTCTTGTATCCACATCAAAGGATAACGTCTGTAATAATCAAGGGGATCAATCTTTTTCATCTTATTACGAGCTATAGCCTGTCGATCAGTGCCTTTGTATAATGATCTCTTTACAATCGTCAATTTAGGCAACACATCCGGTCTACGCACTTTTTTCTTACGGAAGTCTTGTGTTGGCCTTATCAACAATGGGGGTCGTTTTACCCGTACCTTACTAATATATCTAGGTTTTCTAGGCGCAGATATATCTAAAACAATTTCTTGCATGGTAGCACCTTTTTTATTGACAGGTATGGTATGATATGTTACAATTTATATAACTTAAATGAGGAGGGATTATGACAACATCAAAAACAGAAAAAGGAGCAATAAGTCTTTACATTAATAAAAAAGACTTACGCAACGCAACGCTAATCATTAAAGCAAGGGCGGCGGAGATTGGGATTGATCCCGACGTTCTTACACCCAGTACTTTGATTGGCAGTTTATTAAAATTTTATGTTGAGTCTTATGCAGACACAGTGAATGTAGAAGATTTTCCGGAAACACCAAAATATAAAATAGCTAAACCCGAAAAGAAAAAGTTAATTACCAAAACTAAAAAGAAAGCTAAAAAGAAAGACATCTACGAAGAAATACCAGATGACATGATAGACTTAATTGAAGATGCTGATTTTGAATTTGAAGAGGAAGAAGAGAAAGATGATTAATCAAATGTTTTAATCTCTATTCGACAATCATCTCCTGGTAAGGGCTTTCGTCCATTCTTTATAACGAAAGCCCTTTCTAATGCTTTTTGTAATCGTTCCTGTCCCTCTGATGAGTTAAAATAAGCCGCTAACTCACAAGACTTTATATTTAATGGATGATGTGCTTCAGCCATTCCTAACACCCCACTTTAATTTTTCATCAGGAACAAACACAGGATATAAAAACATCATAATTGCTTGTTCTTTATCAAACTCTAAAGCCGCAACTTCAGGAAAAGCTTCCTTATTCCACCCCACTACTTTAGTGGGGCTTGTTTCTACTACTAATTCAGGAAACTTTTCTTCTATAATTTCTAAAGCCTGAAACAAACGATCAAACTGAAAATCCGTGACAATAGAAACAGAGCAATGATAATAGAGATACTTCCAATAATGAAGCAGCTTAGACATATGCTTCACATGATAAGCCGCTATCTGTGGATCAGTCATCTTAGACACGTAATTTATTAAACGGGAGTTCCGCATTTGTCATCCCTATTAGATAGCAATTTAATCAAAACAGGTTGCTTTTTAGTAGGACAAATATAAAAATGCGTGTACTCTCTTGGATTATCTAATTGTTCTAAAGTTATTCCTTCATGCTTACACTTGCAACGCGCGCAATTTTCTACTTTTATATTTGCTATCATGCAAAAGGTCTCCCATATTCTCTTTTAGTAACATAAACGGGGTACAACCCTTTCATCTCATTACCGTCCTCATCATAAGCTCGTTTCCCCATCCTCTTTGATTTGTAACCCAAATCATTAAATTGAACAAATGAACCCACGTTACATAACCAAATTTCAAATGTCCTTCCTGCCTTTCTAAATGGTACTCCTTTTTTTACCATGTTCAACCCCCCTACTTTTTCTTTTCATCTTATCATATAACAATCCCCATGTCAAGTTAATAATGTGGGGAGCAATTGCTCCCCACAAACCTATCATTTTTGACTTTGACCTCCAAACGTCTCCACTATTTTACCCCAATTAACATTAACGCTTACCGGATTACCATTAGGCCCACTAACTTCCGTTTTTTGCGAATAGTTAAATAACTCCTTAGCTTTAGGGTGGTGAGCTAAAAGGAATTTAATCATATTAGCGTTCTTTTTCTTAACTGCCAATTCAAAAGCATTATCTCTCATCCGAATAAGAGCATTACTTACAATATCATCAACACCCTGTGCAAAATCAGCATCTTTCTTACGCCACTTATAAACGGTAACTGCTCCACCCATAATACCGAACCGTCTAGCGGCCGCGCTTATATTACCACTGGTCTTTTCAAGAATCTTAAGAAACTTTTTCTTATCTTCCTTGGTATAATTTTTACTTCCGAATGGCCTCCTAGCCTTTCCCATAATGACCTCCATATATTTAGAAAAACTATTATTTAAATAAAATGCCCGCGCAGAAATTTGCGTTCACAGATGGTAAAAGTGTGAGTAAAAAAGTTGGGGGGATAACTTAGGGCATGATCCTACGCGGACATTATTTCATTTAGTTTTATAACCGGCTGCTTCAATATCAATTCTTTTGATCCTTATTATATCTTCAGGCAATTCAGCTAATTCATATTCTACATCATAATCAACTTTAAAGTTGACACACATCTTCTGAGAAGATTCACAATATCTTAGTCCATTGTCACACATACAAAATTCTTTCTCATCTTTCTTTATATGAAAGAAACATAACTTCCTTGCATCATTCGATAATGAAAGCATCCCCTCCTCCTAAATGTTATTTAGTATCTAGATTATTTATTGGAATAAATACCCCAAATGGCTCCTTTGTATTCCTAACATTCGATCCATTTCTTCATTCTGATAATTCCTTACTTCCTCTATTGTTATATCAGACTTATCAAAGAAATTAAGATTTTCTTGAATCCATTTTATTCTTTCCGAAGTGGTTTTGCTAAATGGCACAGACATAATTATCTCCTAAATTTTCTGCCTTGATATTTTAACTCCATAAATATAATAAGTTTTAGCCATTTCTTCTAAAGATTCATAGTCCTTTAACTCATCACATCCTTTTACAAATATGATCTCAATAAGTCTTGGCCCACAGAAACCTTGTAGATGTGGTATTTCAGTTATTAAAAGTGTTTCGTAAATATTACCATCAACCCACATTGAAGCAAAAACACAATCTCTAATTTCTATATGAAAGGGAAAATGTTTCTTCACATATGCTTTGTAAGATAGAGGGTCTTTAGCTACTATTGCTATAAACCTCTGTTTCGTCTCCATCCTTATATCTTCCATTCCCTCACCCCTTTGGTCTTGGTTTGCATTTAGGAATAGGTCTTGGCGGCTTTGTTTTATTCCTCATTTTAATCTCCCGTATAATCAAAATCCTTTGTGTAAGAATGGCATTCCGGCCTCATACTTTTAATGTCATGTCCCGGCTGCACAGTATATCCTTTTTTCATCTGTATATCTACAATCCCTTTAGATTTACAAAACCCTTTTTTATTACGATGCTTACAATTTTCCATTTGGCATTTTACTTTTAACAACATTTTAAATCCCCCCCTTTAATCTACTACTATTATAATATCCCCTCTTTCATATTTGATTGCCTGAACAACATTTAAATAATAATCTTCTTCTTGATGGTACACCCGCACCATAATTTCTTTTGACCTGTCATTAAAAAACTTATCTTTGTTAAAATCAACCCTAATAGATGCAGGAAACACAGAAACAATCAATTTTGTTAAAGTCCTCATAAATTCAAATAATCCCATCTTATCTCCCTCCTATATTCTATTTTTGACCATTATAACACACAACATTTCTACTGTCAAGCATAAAATATAAGTTAGGGCTGCTTAAACAATAATCTAAAACCTTTCTCCAAACAACAAAGCTCCAAGTAATAATAAAACAACACAAGCGCTTCCTATTACAAACAACCAATCCAATCCATTCAATTCCATCATTAATAACATATTTAATCTCCTTACATCATACGAGTAGTAAATATAAGGATTAATAAAGCAACTATAATAGCAATCAATATCCAATCATAACAGGAATAATCATCCCGCATTTCCTTATATAGTTCCTTACACCAATTAATAAGTAAATTCATAAGATAACCTTTCTTTAAAAAAGTACTTGACAAGCCTATATAATGATGATAATATGGTTTAACTTTGTCGAGAAAGGAGTAGAAAATGAAAGCTAACAATATTATTAACGCTACAATAAAAAGGAAAAGAAGAATGAAAGTAATTGAAGTAGTAAACGCTTTAATAGCCGCCGGATGCAAAGTAAAAATGGGAGCGGGAGGAGGATTAAATAACAAACCCTGTATTTTAGAAATTTCTCAAACACAAGCTCCAGAAGCACAAGACCATGAAAAAGAAAGTGTGCCGGCTCAATTCATTTTATTTGTATCTTCTAAAGCTGCATTTCAAGATCGTTTAATAGCTTTCTTAAATGAAGATTACAATCCAGATGGAGAAACCCCACTTAATTTTTTAATAGATGGTGACATAGACGCTCTATTGGAATACGATAGAATAATAGTCCGGGATGAAAAAACCGCTCATGAGTGTGCAAATGACATAATTGATCGAAAGATACACCTTCTATCTATGATCGACTTTAAACATATCAATAGTGTTGTGTCTGTTTGGATGAAAGAAGTTAAATAATTTAATAAAACAATTCCTAAAAGAAAGGTGGTGAAACAACAATGGCTCCCAAAAGAAAGTACCCAAAGGAAAAGAACACAGTAAAAAGTGTAGAAGTTGAATGCCCTGATTGCGGTAAATGTCACGTTTTCACATCAGCAACGAATGCTCCAAAAAAAGGGTTTGTCTGTCCCGTCCATACAGGTAATAACTATGTAATCACCTCGGTAGTGGACAAAACCTCTATTCAATATTTTGTAAGGCCCCCGGGTTCCCGTTCCCGCATGTAAAACCACAGTAACTTTAATACCTTTCTCTTTGTTACTCTGCCCTAATGACTGCGCTCGACCAACAGACACAATAAAAAAGACAATGACCAATGCTACTACTAATAATGTAAATCTTTTCATTTTCACTCTCCTTTCTCAGGTTATTTAATTCTCTTTTATACTAGCATAGACAAATATTTCTGTCAAGTTATCCTTTCTATCTATGCTACTCTGAGAAAAGAGTAAAGGTAGGCAAATAAATAATTTAAATTGGGTTAATCAACTACTATCTTCTCAATTGTCTGCCCTTCGTCATTACAAAGATAACAGATGGTATCAAACACAATCTTAAATTCTGTACCATCCCTACGCTGGCAGATTAAAGAGGTGGCATTATGACTTTCAGTATTAGGGTTTTGACTATTTTCTTTTAACTTATTATCAAACCTATCCAATACTAAAATATCAGCACTCCCAGGCTCAGGGTCATCTTGCCTAATAAAAGAAAAGAACCCCCCTTTTACCACTTTACAGATATTGTCAAACATCCGCCATTCTACTTCCTTACTAAAACTCACTATCTTTACTATCATACTATTTACCTATTTGCCTTTCTATCTATCTGCCTACCTTCCCTTCTAAACTTGCCTATTTTTTAAAAACTTATCATAAGCTATTTTACATTTAGTACAAGTAACCTTTTGCATAGTGCCCACAAAATTCTCGGTAACAACCTTACTACATAGAGTAAAGACAGGAGTATTATGATCCCCAGGTTTTAAATCCTTAAACCATAAATGTAATACCATACCCCCTGGTAGGCGTTCTAGCCGATTTAAGCTGGTATAGCGTTAGATTGCACGTTAAATGCTCTTTCAATAGCTTACAATCAAAACCTAAGAGCTTTCCTACCTATCAACAAGGGCCTTCAATGCTGCTTTTAGTTCTTCCTTGGACACTGAGCATTGTTTAGCTATATTTACCAGTTCGGAGAAAGTCGTGGGTTTAGCTTCATTTGCCTCCTCAACAAGCACCTCTACCTCAATTCCTTGGTTCTGCTTTTTCAGTTCCTCAATCAATTCATATACCCTCAATGTTCACCTCCCTTTACTATAATTGACCAAGATGTTTATACAAGCTGGGATATAATCTTCTTTCCCCACCTCATAGTATATCCTATCTATATACTCCTTTCTTTCCCTTGGCGCATCACCTGTAAACATAACTGATTTCCCGGTTTTCTTATTCTTATAATAATCGGGTAATGTTTCTGATTCCTCATCAACCCTATCATAAACAATATCCCGAAGTTCCTTTGTTTCTCTTAGGTATATCTCAAGGTTGTTTTTATTCAGGATCCTTTTTGCAAGCCAATCAACAGCATCTCCCATATTAATACCTAACTTACATAACTTGATTAGGTTATCCTTTGTAAGTTCCATACCTTCAGGAAATGCCTCATTAAACAACCTTCTATTAATTCCTGTGTGTCTTTCCTTTTCTTCTATAACCATAACAGGTATTATTGCTACCATCTACCTCACCTCCTTTCTAATCTACCTAGGGCCCCTTACAAAACCCCTCCGGGAAATTTTTGGGTATTTGTTTAGGGGCTGGGTGTAACGTAACGGTAATTACCTTAGTATATGTGAAAGCGTCCTCCTTTCGTTATAGGTTGGGTGCTATGTTTTACCTGACCTGAGTAAGCCTATGCTGGAGCCTACGATCAAACTTATTTCTATTTGACCTTTGCTGCCTGCGATCTACCCTTCTATTGTATTCCTTCATATGGAACTTTAAATGTTCCGCAGGTGAATCTTGTTCCTTAATCAATTCCTCAAGTATGCTATTCCTAGCAATTGTTTCTTTACTACAGTCAATCATTTCTTATTCCCCCCTTTCTATTCCTTAGTTTATTCCTATAATAAAGGTATTGACACTAGTCCATAGTTTTATAACTGCTATAATTAATGTTATTATAGCAACTCCAAATAAACTAGCTATTCCTATATCTACTCCCCATTGTATTCCTACTTCTTTACCCATGTTTTTATTCCCCCTTTATAATAAGGTTATTATATATTTTCTGGGACTCCTTTTGAAAACCACTTTGAAAAATCGTATTGGAATTGTGTAACACTGTGAAAGCATTAGTAAAAGGGGTTAGGAGAAGGGCGCGGTGCGTTTTCGTAGGAATACGGAACAACAGTGTACTGTGGGGGGTGGGCTAGTCCAGTGAATTCGTTGACGAATTTCTGCATCGTTGTATCCCGCATTGTCACTCACTCTCCCCGCCGCGCCATTCTGACGTGACCGTAAATTGTTACAAGATATTTTAAAAATACTTTTATCAAGCAATCATCCACACCCTTATGATAGAGCCTAACATACATAGCTTACTGGTTTGTAATCCGCGCCAGGAGCCGAACAAACAGCGCCTTGCATGTACTCATACCATACAAAGCTTACAGGATAACTTGTAATGAGGACATAAGCGCGGGCGCGGTGTTTGGAGTATCCTTTATTCAAACGTTTATCTTAAGGGCATTATAGGAGATTTTAGACTAGTGAGAGGGTAATACACTAGTCAACGCGCCTGCCCCATTCATTCTAATCCTTTATTAATCAACATTTAAGCTTTATATTGCCCTGTACTACATCATTAACAAACAAGTAAGGTAATCTATCGTTATATGCCTTATTAAGACAATACAGGGTATTCTAGCCCTATTAGACCTATATTAACATCATTTACTCTTTAGATGTTTACTTACTTATCCTCAAATACCTTTGTTTTAATGTTCTTAATTTTCTTTTACTGATTTATTTTGTAAGAATATTCTTGAATAAATATTCTAGTATTATTCTTTTATTTTTTATCCTGTCTGGTTTGTTTGGATTAGTAATTTAAAATAGATTTACTTTTATTTTCTTTTTCTTTTGGATTAGAAAAGTATTTTTAGAATAGAAATTAATTAAAAAATATATTAGAATATACTATGCTTTGGTATGGTTATTGCTTAGGAGAATTGTATGCAATGCTTGTACCATGATTACAATAAATCGTTATTAGAATTAATTAATATTACCTGAAAAAATATATGTGAAAATCCTTTGGTTTGTTGTTTTTTAGGTAATATGCCGCTATGCCTTTATTAAAAGGCTATAGCGCTTGATTTAATTATGATATAGTATAACACAGGATTTATTGATTATAAGCGTTATAGAAGAGGAGAGCGCGCCAGGATAGGCCATATCAACGGGTTTGCGGGCGTCGTGTTATTCAAGAAATAGGCTGTTTTTGGTTGTTTTCTTAAAATAACTGGATAAAAAAACAGGCCAGGAGTACACTCTATATCATGGGCGCTATGTTATATTATACCATAGGTTGTGGTTTTGTGCTTTGAGAAAACTTTTATTAAAAAAAGATTTGCGCCTATATCATTAATTTGAGAATATGTGATTGACAAATCAATTGTCGATTCATTAAATGCTATTTGAAATTTGATTTACTTGCATCAGGCGAAATTAAAACTTTTTACCCGCGGCGATTGCCCGGTCTTAAAAACCCTAACTAAAAGCATTACAGATAACATACCAGAGCAAAAAGCTCTAAGCAAAAAACCTAAATTGTTTTAAGGACGCAAACAACTAACAAGTAAATCAAAGCCGATTGCCCTAAGCGCAAACGGTAAATTTAAACCCTTTAGTTAAACTCTCTTTCAAAACTTATAAAACGCAAAAAGCAAAATTTACGCGATGACGTTATTTTGGTACTATTGCTTTACTCAATAGCTTAGGTATTGAGTAAAAATAAAATAGATAAAAACCATAGGCCGAGCCTTTATTTTTGCTTACAAGATAAAAAACTAAAAGCAAATCTTAACGGGTTTTCTTTTACTTCTTTATCTGCTAATGTTTTATCCTGCCAACCGCGAACGAATTTGATTTTTAAATTCGTTCGCCCTTTCAAAAGAAAATCTTAACGGGTTTTCTTTTGAAAGGTATTTAGTAAAAACATTTTACAAACAAACCAAAAACAAAGGGGATTAAAAGTTATGAGTAATCAAATTAATTTAGCTTATCGGATTTGCACCGCGGCGAACGATTTGAATGACTGCCCGAACGCGGCGAACGATCTAACTATTTATATTATCAATAACCTTTTCTCAATACTATTTTAAAAGGGGATTTTAAAAATGAAAATAAAAATGAACCACCCAAGCGCCATTGTATTTGCCGGACAACTCACAAAAAAACTTATTGATTTTGCAATTGAAACAGACAAATTTTTTGATTGTGTTTTCACAATCAAAAATTCACCTATTAATTATATTTGCATCAAAAAAACACTCAAAAAAGGTAATTATGAAGCAACTATTATTTCAGGGGATTTAAAAATATAAACAAACCAAAAACAAAGGGGATTACAAAATGATACTCAACTTAATAAATCATTATTTAAATCCATTACATATTTACTGCCGCTTAATTGACTGCGGCATTGCAAAAGATTTTGCAAGGGATTTTGTTTCGACTTATGAAAAATTTTACAAACCAATTTTTAATTGAAAGGGGATTTTATCATGAGTTTACTTAGAAAAAAAGTAATGATGACAAATTTACACCGCGGTTTTTGTGCTTTTGAAAAAACTGATTTGCAGGCAATTAACACAATCCAAACAAAGCATAAATGCAATGGCAAAACCCACCGCGCGGCGCGGTTTTTGGTTAATACAAAACATCCGTTGTTTGTCGATATGCAACGCGCCTATCGCGCCGTGTATGTCTTTTGGCATTCTAATACTTTACCATTTCTTGGCGGGCGTTTATTGCCTACTAAGAAATATGAAAGCTTTATAAAAGAATTTAATAAATTGCAAACCGAATTTTATGAAAACGTTTTGACGTATTTGGCAATTTACCCGGATGAAATAAAACGTTTTCAAAAAAATAATTTAGGGGATTTAAACCCGTTAAGTTATCCGACGCCTGAAGAATTAGAAAACAAATATTTTATCCGGTTGTCAATAACGGCTTTGCCAAATACGGATGACTTGAAAATATTTGATGTAAATGAAAATGATAAAAAAGATATTTTAAAAGAATATCAGGCGGCGGCAAAAGCAAATCAAACCGAAGCAATTTCATATTTATACTCAAAACTTTTTGACGTTGTAAATGTCGCGGCGTCAAAATTGAATGAAAAACAAGTAGGTAAAAAAGGTTCATTTCATGATACTTTAATTTCAAATATTAAAGACGTTTGCGAAAGTGTAAACGACTTGAACGTTTTTAATGATGCTGGTTTGAAAAAGCTAAATGATGACATTTTAAAAAACCTTGCTACCAAAAACCCGGATAATTTACGCGGCGTCGAAAACGAAAAAGCTAGAACTAAAACGGCACAGGACGCGGGCGCACTTGCAAAAAAACTTGTAAGTTATTTCTAAAATTTAATTAAGATTTAATCAAAGGGCAAATCGAAATGGTTTGCCCTTGAATGAAATTTTAATTTACTAACAATTTTGAAAGGGGATTTAAAAATGCAAACACAAAAAGTTTCAACCGATTGTCGTATGAGTTTTTCACAAGCAAAAGAAATTTTGAAAGGCGCGATAAAAAACAAGCTTAACGTTTTACTTTTGGGCGCGCCAGGTATAGGCAAAAACGGAATGATAAATCAAGTATGCAATGATTTAAATCGAGATTGTACTTTATTTAATACGTCGCTTTTAGAATATCCCGACATAGCAGGTTTTGGCGAAGTAGTAAACGGCGAAAACGACAAAGCAATGAATTTTATTTTATCAAAGCAAATGCAAACGTTAATTAATCCGATTGATGATATGGTTTGCTTTTTTGATGAAATTACCGGCGCGGCTGAAAGTACACAAAAAGCCTTGTGCTGTGTTATCCTTGAACGAAGTGTAAACGGCCACAAGATAAATGAGAAAGTTTCATTCGTTGCGGCGGCAAATCGCCAGAGTGACGGCGCAGGTACAAGCGGCTTTTTAACACAGCTAAAAGGGCGTTTTCATCTAGTTATAGAAGTTTACCCGGATATGGATTCATTCGGCGATTATTTCACAGATAAAATAATTAATGAAAAGTACGACTCGGATATTTTAACTACTGTTCAAGTTAATCCAGCTTTGCTTTTAGAAGAGACTTTTAAAAAAGATTTTCGTAAAACAAGCTCACCGCGCGGCATAGAGCAAACGGCGCAAGTAGTTCGTGACATTTTCAATAATAATCCTCTAGCAAACGAAAACGGATTTAACACTATTATCGGCGCAAACGGCGAAGCTTTTGCGGCGGCTTATCGTACTATAAAATCATACAAGGACGCCTTGCCGGATATAGAAGATATTTTGCAAAATCCTGATAACTGGATTTTACCCAATAACAATACAACCGGAGCGTTAAGTATTATCTTTTTAGTTATTGCCGCACTTGCAAAAAAAGCAAACCGTGAAAATATTGATAATATTGTTTGTTTGGCCGAAAAAATTTGTGACGCGTTTGGCGTGACAACTGGTAAACAACTAATTAAATTATCAAGCTTGTTTGATAAAAGTATTATTGAAACAAGCGCCTTTACTGATTTTACAATCAAGTATAAGGATTATGATTTTAACTTTTAAAATTTAATCAAAGGGCAAAGCTTTTAATATAACGGCTTTGCCCTTGAATGAAATTTTAAAAACAATTAACGAAAGGGGATTTAATCATGCCACAAGTGAGACTTGAAAAAGCAAAAAGTAAAACGTTAACCGATCAACCGTTTTTCGGTTCTTATGTTTTGCGCCTTAAATTTGTGATTAGTAATTACAATAAAACAGCATGGACAAATGGCGTTGAGATTGGATTTAATCCGAATTTTATTTTGAATAGTTCAGCGGTTGTTCTAGTTTTTGCGATTGTACATGAAATTATGCACTTGATTTTAGACCATGAAAAACGGCGTGACAATCGGAATTTTAAACTTTTCAACATTGCAGGGGATTTTGAAATTCATTGCATTTTAATTCGGTTCGGATTTAAAATACCTGATTTTGCTTTGTATGAAAACAGGTTTGACGGATTAACAGTTGAGCAAATTTATGACATACTTTTAGAAGAATACGAAAACGAAAAACAAGAAAACGAAAACACGGATGAAAACGAAACTGAAACTGAAACTGAAAACGACGCGGGCGGCGATGATGAAAACGAAAGTGAAAGTGAAAGTGAAAGTGAAAACTCAAACGGTAACACAAGCGAAAACGGCGCGGGCGATTATTCACTTGATAATTTTGTAAATGATAATTTCAAGGACGCGGGCGACTTTGGCGAAGTGTCAGACTTGCCCGAAAATGTAAATGAAACAATTTACAATCAAGAAAAAAAGCAAACCATTTCAGATTGTCAAAAGTATTCTGAAAACTGCGGCGCGTCGCCTGATGGGTTTGATAGATTTATTAATGATATTATTTCGACGCCGGTTAATTACCTTTCTATCCTGTTAAATTTGGCGCAAGAAATAACACCAGATAAATATAATTTCAGGCGCAAGGATCGAAGGTACGCTAAAAGTAATTTGTTTGTACCGCAAAAACGGCAAAAAGTTTTAAAAGAAATGATTTGGTTTTTTGATACTTCAGGCAGTATTAGCGCTGATGAAATTAAAAACGGCGCAGGCCAAATGAAAAATGTATTGAGCGCCCTTAATTTGTCTGATGTTTCAATCAATTATTTTGATCATTCAATCTATCCTGAAAATGATTTAACTATTGAGCAAATACCAGATGAAATGTTACCAAAGGGCGGCGGTGGTACAAGCTACAAAATCATTTTCGACCATATTGAATCCGAACAATTAAACCCGAAA